CTCTGTAGTCAACCAGTTGCAGTCAAGTTGATTTATTTCTTGAATAACATGATCACAATTAGCACTGCTACCAATACCACTCCAGGTATGCAAATAACAATCAAACTTAAACCACTCTACCAACTTCAATAGCAAATATCGATCCAGTGTTTTTCGATTGATTCCAAAGTTAAAACAGTGCGTAGTTGGAGGCAAGTCATCAGTTAATGTGGATTTAATCGGTTGCAACAATTGTGGCAATGATGCACGATGCAAGCAAGGGATGAAATAGCTAGGTATCTGTTGAGGAATAATGCTAGACTCTTGGTCCATTATCACCCCAACTGGAGCACCAAATCTGTTAACAACTTGATTTAACGCGGCGCGACTAAAAGCGTCCGAATAATACAAAATGTCAGTGGGCAATAATTCAGTTATTATCTCTGAACGATCAAACGTTGAAAATTTTTCCGGTTCAGACTCATGTCCCAGAAGAATCCTGCTCATGATGTTTTAATCTGTCCCAGTAGTTGTTTTAGCTTGGCACTTTGTACATCTGCTGTAACTTTCGGTGGCTGTTCCCAGGCTGGTGTACCTGTCGCACGTTCCTGTTTGGCCAGTTTAGGTGAGTCATCAGTTTCACCATTGACTTGACTCTTGGCCTTGATGCTGTCTAAGATGCTGGGTTTCTTAAAGAAGCCACCGCCCTGTTGTGCTTCGTCCCCGCCTTCATCTGTGATGCGCATGGTTTCAATGTTGTATTCCAAGTCAATCTTTTGTCCAACACCTGTTGAACTACGCGACTTCATACATTGTATTTGATATTTGCCACGCTCTTTCATTGCACGTGAAGTAAAGATGCCAAACACGTTGTCTGCTGTGTTGATCTTTGAAATACCACCAGAAATGTGCGAGTGGTCAAACTCTACTTCTTCCACAGCCGATCGATTCAACTGTGATGCTGTGACCATTAGTACGCCAAGTTCTTTGGCCAAGTTACGCAGTTCTTCCGAAACATACTTGTCTTTGACAAACAAGTCATTGGGGCTGACTTTGGCGCTTACGGGCATTAGCAAGTCTAGATAGTCAATCATAATAAAGTCAACTCTGATCCCTGTTTGGATTTGCACTTCTTTGATGTAACTCCGTATGTCATTGATGTTGCTTTGCGCCGGTAGTGCTTTGACGCGATACTCGCCAGATTTCTTTTGCACCATCTTGACCTTGAGTGTAGTGGTATCAATATCTTTGCGAATGTCTTTTGTTGACATATTGGTCAACATGGCATCTGTACGTAATGACGTGAGCTCTTCACTAAGTTCTAGTGTAACATACACGCCCGACAATCCTTGTTGTAACCAATTCAGCGCAATGTTCATCATGACCAAACTCTTACCCGACCCAGAACCGCCTGCAAAGATGTTTAGTTCACCGCGACTGAATCCACCATACAACAGTCTATCCAACTGTGGCCAGCCTGTTGAAACTTGTCCGCCCGAGTTAAAATACTTGTTGATACGAGCACTGGGATCTGCAAAATAATCTGTGCCCATATCTTTAGTAAGAGATATTTGTACAGCATCTTTAATCAGTTTTTCTACAGGATCAAACTCACCTTTTTCCAGCAAGTCAGCTGCCTTTAAAATAGCACGTTCAAGTTCTTGGCGTTTTGTAAAACCTTCAAACTCTTGCATGAACCATTCATAGTGCCCCTCATTTAGATCAGGCACTGGTTGCAGTTTGATGCCAGTTGTAGCCGCAATCTGTGTACGGTCGGGCATGGTCTTGTGTTTGTCACTGTGTTCTTTAATGAACTCTGCGGCCTTGCGTAGACTTCGATCAAAGTTTTCAGGATTGTAGATGTTTTGAACACGCACATAACTTTGTGCATCTTCCAACATCATTTCAAGGAATAGTCGTTGGACATCAAGTCCGTATTCTTTTAACAAGTTGTTTCCTTATATTAAATTACATTTTTGCATTTGTGGTAATAACGAGTTTTCAAAAAAATGTTTATTACCACTTGGTCCATGGTGGCCATTCCACCCGGCGTGATTAAAATCTATTGGCTTGTTCACATTTAAATTGATTCCATGATATGTTTTTTCAAATAAAATACATCTAGAATGATTGATAGCATATGGTAGTACAAACTCGCCTGGTCCCCAGACACTGTTAATATCAAACGCTTGGCTTAAATTTATAATCATGTAGTTAGCATTTTTTGAGTCAAGCCAAGCAGTTAATAAAAATATAGTCCTCAATGCTTGTGTCTCAGTCCATGAACGATCACTGTGAATAATCAACTGTTTATCTGTACCATGATTTTGTAATCCAACTAATCCATGATGAGAATTTATTCTAAATTTGTCGGTAGTCCATGTATTAGTATCAATTTTGTACCCTTGATATTCTGTGTCTTTGTGATCATCAAATACAGTAATACGCTCTAAAGGTGGAATGCCAATTAAAAATAAATCTGACTCCCAGTTGAATTCTTGTTGCATACTTACTAACACATGATTTACACTATCAAAACTGTTAACTGGCCGAGAACAATTAAGTATGGTAGATATATTACAGTGTGTGGCTGTTAATCCCCAAAATGAATCACTAGGGTATACACATACCCCTGGTGTTGTATAGCTGTCTCCAAATACCCAAAGTTTATTGTATTTGTTTAACAAGTTGTTTCTTCCTTAGTTCTATTTTGATTCTGCTGGTTTCCCGGGCCTGCATAATAGTTAGTAGTGCGCCTAATCGACCATATTCAATCACAGCGTCATTGACATCTTTGATGTGTGGCAACCAGTCGGGTATACTCACAGCCCAACCTAGTTCCACAGCACGATCAATCAGTTCTAGGCCTGCTCGGTCTTGGTCTGGAACTACTGTTATTTGTTTACCTAGACTGCGTATCAATCTAGCTTGTGCATCGCTAATGGTATTGTGCATTACTGCAAGACCGCCAATGCTGAGTGCATCAAATATGCCTTCCATTACTAATGCATGCTCCCAGTTGGAGTGTTGCAAGTCTGTGCCAAATACGTATCCTAGTTGACTATCACTAATAAATTTAGGTTGCTTGTTATCTAAAAATCTACATGTATAACCTACAATTTGGTCATTATGAGTAAATGGAATTACCACGTGTGGTCTTGTCCAATGAACACCGTCTGTTTGTAATTGAACCATTACAGGAAAGTCTTCAGGTACTTGCCGACTGCGCACATAATCTCTGTAACTACCTTCGTCAACAAGTAATTCGGCAAACGGAGGTAAGTCACGCTCTTCAAACTCAATTGCGCTCAGTGTGTTAAATGTTCGTTGACGATCCTCAAGTATGCCATTGATGCTTCGATGTCGCAGACTTTCTAAATTGAGATGATCAATTTCAGAATCAGGTACACTCAACCAGCCCAAGAGCCTGCGGGCCTTGAAGCTCACTGAGCGGCCAAGGATAAAACTGGCTGTGTATCCACAATTAAAACAGTGATAACTCCAACCCTGCTCGGTGGCTTTGAGACCTCCGCGACCACGTTTGTCAACATTGCTGCCGGTGTGATGACAACACACAGCATTAAAACTCACCCAACCACTGGGTGTTGGCTTGCGTTTACCGGGAAGATAAGAAAGTATGTCAATCACTGTGCTAGTATAGCACAATCTATCTCTTTGATCAAGCTATCGCGGATAACCGCATGTCCTTTTTCATTGGGATGACCCATTGGTGCCAGAAATTGTGCTTGGTCAATTAATGCTGTGAGTGGGCGGCCATTATACAGCAAACTCGGGCAAGACGCTGATTGTGCAGATATTGAATTGAACTGTAACACATTTTTGTTACGGCAATGTTGTCCATCAAAAAACAACACCGTTTGTAAAAAATTCAAACGCTGGAATTCTGTGCAGTCAGTTAGTACCATGTGACTTTTGACCATGTCTATCCAACTACGATCGATACTAGTATTACCTGAATGTACCCAGGCACTGTGTACAAATCGATTCCAAGGTGGATCATTGGCATAACTCACATGATCGGGATTGTAAAATGTATGGCGGTTTGAATCAGTTAGTGCTACCAAGATCAAACACCGTTCAGGTGATAACTGTTCATGCTCTAGCCACCACAAGTAAGTCCAGATTGTGCTTTGCAAACTACCACCAGCAATACCAAAATTTTGTGTGGGCACATTGTAGCGTGACCCCAACAAGCCAAGAAAACAATGCCCTTCTCTATAAGGGGTGTTTTCCATTAGTACAGGATGTGCATGCGGATGGTCCACCAACTCGGGGTTCATCAACTCGTCGCCCCACATCCATGAGTCTCCGAACCCTACAATTTTGTCAAATTTCATCGATATTGAATAAGATCTATGTTGCCGCTGTTGATGCCAAATTCTAACCTAATATAAGGATGGTATCCTTCGACATTGATGCCCAATCGTTCAGTGCTTTGAGTGAAGTTGAGTTGGTCAACTGTGTTGCCTGTTTTGAGATCTTCAAAAGCAATGTTGTACCACTCTTCGTTGGTGTCAGCTGAATCTGTGGCGCCTTGTACTTGTAGATTACCAGTAAAGTTCACTGGATCCAACTGGAATGTAGTCAAGCTTGCACCATCTGTGGTCAGTGTACTGCTGTAATACACATTGCCCACAGGTGCTTGTCCGGTAGGAATAGTTAGTTCTTGGCTGGCATTGAATGCAGGGAACACGCTGTTGACAATGTTGATTACTCCACGGGCGCCAGCTTGATCATCTGTGAACACAGCTTGGTCAAGTACACCTGAAGATATTTCAAGACTGTAACTTGCTGGTTGTTCTTGGAAATGCGCAGTTTCGGCAGCAGTAATTGTGACCTTGGCTCGACCCAAGGTGTTACTTAGACTTACTAGTTCCTTGGCAAACAACAGGTCTTGACCATTCTGACTGATAATACGGAATGTGAATGTTGCCCCCGTGATGTTTACAGGTTTTTGATCCTGGTTCTGAAATTGGAATAAAATAACATTATCCACTCCAAGATTAAGAGTTAAATTTTTAGCGTACACTGGGTCCCACCTCCGGTCAAAATAAGCCCCCGTGATGTCTACCAAAAGTACAGTCTGAATTTGTTGATATAAATAGGCAGTGGTCGAATACATAGGGAGTTCCTCAGATATTTATGGATAAAAATCAATTAAGCACTTTAAGTGAAAGGTATCCATTCATCACCTTATGTGTTTATGCCAATGTTGAATATGTAGGCATTATACAAAACAGAGATGAAGCTATCACTACCATCTATGACTTTGGTACACTGCAAGATCCAGCACTAAAACACGTATTTTTAGAACTGGCATCAACTTGGTGGTGGGAAAGCAATAGATCTATACCCATTAACATCTTCTTAAAACATGAATGGGAGCCGTTCCGTGGTTGTTTACGCACATTTGCCAACAAGGATCTGGAGATTTTACACGGCCCTATATGCAGTTTAACTGACATTGCTCGCCGCAAAAGCAAACGCAGATCAATTACCCTGGTCAGGAAAGTTGATTAGATTCATGTGCAACGCAACCAAGGCTGCGTAACTTATGGCATGGGCTTTTTTAAACGTATATCCTCGACTGCTGTTGCCATCCCATACTTCAGCAAACACTTGATCCCATGATTGATTTTGCAAGTGTGCTTTGCCCGGACGAATGATACTGATAAATGCTGCCATTCTAGGAATACTATCTGGGCGCATTTTATTCAACAAGTCTGTGTAATTTCCCACGTGAACCAACTGCTTGGACCATTCGGTATCTTGCCATAGTCGTTGCCATGGTGGAGTGGCATCTAGCATTTGTTGATAGTGTTCAGGACTTTGTATCAACTGATACACACTCATATTCAAAAAGTCAATTTTAAAATATCCACGTTGTTCTGCAGTTTCATAGTCTATGGCAGCACAGCCATTCACAGGATCTTGTGGGATGTCTGTGATGTACACGCCCGAGTTATGTCGGCGCACTTGCCCATCAACTATTTGTCGTGCAGGGATGTGCGTGATTAGATTTAAAATGCTAGTGCGGTTTGCAAAATCAATGTCAATATCTGCGCTCATCACCATCCTGCCTGTTTGAGTATTTCACGTGCGTATTCAGTATCGGCCACGTAGTCTTTGAATTTTTTTTGCCACACATCACTATCGATGTAAGGCCAAATCATAGCAATTTGTTCAGAATTTAAACTGCCTAAGAACTCATTGCCCGATGCACAATTATACAGCACCCATGCACTAATGCGACCTGTGCTCACTGCATGGCACACCAAATTGACATTGCCATACCGCAAATAGTCCTGTGCTGGATTTTTAGTTTCTTCACTCCAATTGATACTTTGCTCTACTGCTCTTGCCAGAGCATCATTGATATTTTCAATACGCAAGTACTCAATCAAATACTCTGTATAAACACTATCACTGCACCAGTGATCAATTTTTTTATTTTGTTTGACCACCCACTCAATGAATCTTGGTGTGTTCACAGCGCGAATACCCACACAGTAACGCCCAAACTTTACAAATGCTTTGTAATAGGGACTCTTGGCAAAGTCATCAAATGTTTTTAGTCGAGCTGAACCCTGTGTGATTTCGTAGAAACGCAAATAGGACTGCAAGCCCAACTGTACTCCCACTTCGTTTTGGTCCTGATACCTGCGTTTAGCTTCACACACATGAACTGCTAAACTGGTTTCTTTGACAAAGGATTTTTCACAATATCGACACTGGTATGTCATTTATCTTGGCCAGATGCTTGTAAGTAAGCGTCAATTTCTTTCTGTGTTACTAATCGACTCAAAGTCTCTGCATCACTGCCCTTCATATTGGGATACAGATTCATGAGTTGCTTTTTTTTTGTGCCTGAATTGGCTTTGTTATCATCTTTTTTCTTGGCCGATATCCATTGGTGCCGTTGTACGCCCAGGTCCGGGCTCACCGCTGTGGCACATAACCATTGCAGTTTAGGATGCCGGTTAATGGTAAAAAAGTGTTTGTTGAGATAGTGATTGCAACTTTGCAAATAATATTCTTGCAATTCCTGGCCACCTTGCACACTTGATCCCCACCGAATCATAAGAAAGTTTGAAAACTTCTTGCGTTCTTCGTCAGTAAGGGTGTCATAGAAGTCTCGATCCTTGCGATCAAAACATGCCATTTCATTGTGTATGCTAAGTTTATCCATTGCGTTTATTAATTGCTGCCACTACATCATCTAGTCGAGACTTGAGTCTACGTACTTCTCGTTCAAGGAAGTCAATGCGAGAGGCTTGTTCGGCCATTTGATCCTTGATCTGCAACATGGGATCTTTGATAGTACTAGGTTTGTTTTCTTGTGGTGGACCACTTTTTTCGTATTGTTCCATGATTACCAGGCCTTGCTGTAGTCAACTACTTCGCAATTTCGACTAATGTCTTTTACAAAGTACACGCAAGCAGGTTTAGAATGGTGTTCAATTGGTACTGCCAACATTTGTCCGTTGCGTAACTTGGGTGCGTACCACGTGACTTCGTGATATACATCCAAGATTTCGATATCAGGAAAACTGGGGCGGAAACTTGATAGTGGATTAAATTCAAACACTTTAAATCCGCGATCGTTAATACTGGTAAGTGGTAACACTTCTAAGTCGCCCAAGTCGGGTTCCCCGATTAAGATCTGCCAGTCCATGGGCATTCGAATTGTATCATCTCCAATACGCAATACCAGAGCCGGCGCACTAAAACTTTCTAAAAAGATCAAAGGAATATAATGATAGTCGGGATTTTGCGGATCGCTGTTGTCTAAAATAGCAAAACGCATGTCATCCACTTCCTCAGGTAACGTATCTAAATCGTAAGGCGTGTTATCTAGTGTTAAAATTTTCATAAGTTAAGTATACGCTATTTTAAATGCAAAGTCAAATCTTCATCCACTCAAGTTTTTCTTGAGTGTAAGGATAGTTGGCTTCTTTATAGAACTGTTTGCGTTTGGTTAGATGTCGTTTGGCAAACTTGCAAGTTGATGTTATGTCCCAGATCTGAACATGGTCCTTATCTTCCGCTTTACGTATGCCACGACCAATTGACTGAATAACTCTAACAAAACTTTTACCGGGCTCCACAAGCACCAAATTAAATATGCGGGGAATATTAATACCAACAGCAGCCACTCCATAAGTTGCCACAATGATTTTATCTGTTGCATCAGCCACTTGATCATATTCATCTTGTCTATCTTTTGCCTTGGTTGCGCCCGATACAAATACAGATTTGTCCCCCAGTCGCTCTACCAGCTGGCGACCACACTCGGTACGATCTACCAAGACCAAGGTATTGCCTGTTTCGTTTACTTGTTGTATTAGACTGGCCATGGTGTCTAGTCGACCGGATTCTTCCAGCAAGTATTTAAGTTCACTTTGGTAGTCTTTATACTCCACGTGATCTACCAATTGCACAATATTAACATGGCAATTAGCTAATACACCTCGGTCTTGTAATTCACTTGCGGCCAGTCTTGATATAACCGGGCCCAGGGCCACGTGTATGGCCTGGAATTCAAACTGCTCTTTTGGTACAGTCCCTGTCAAACCCCAACGAATAGGCACTCTAGCCATTACGCCTGTTAGCAGTGTTTTGAGTGCATCTGCCTTGGCCATGTGTACTTCATCTACTATAACGCACACCACGTCCTCCAAGAAGTCCTGTATGGTAAATTCGGCCTTGCCCGACTTGGTGTCTTTGAGCAAGTTGTTTAGACTTTGCCAAGTGCAAATGGTATGTGTCTTGCCGTAGTCTTTACGGTCACCAAAGTATACACCTACATCTAGCCCCATGTTCACGTAGTCTTTTTCTGTTTGCGTCACAAGACTTTTGTTGGGTACAATAATAACACTACGCCCATAATTGCCTGCAGTCCAACTCAGTGCCGCTGTCATGATCGTCTTGCCTGCACCTGTGGCTACTTCTTGTAGGCATTGTGGGTTCTTTAAAAAGTTGTTGATGATCTCAACTTGGTAGTCACGCAACATGATAGGTTGCCCTTCACGTTCATGCCCCTTTGGCCATTTTTTATTACAAAATGAATCCTCTGCTACAAGATTAAATTCAAATGTGGTACTATAAGTTCTTTGATCATCTAGTTCAATATCGTAATTGTGTTTTTCTAACACAGGGATAATTTCAGGTAGTAAATTTACATACGTACTACCTCCCATTTGAAAGTAGCTGACTTTACCATCCCAGCGGCCCAATCTCACAGCAGGTAGGTAACGTGCATATGGTACATCATATTTGAATTTGTTTACTAGTACTCGGCGCATGTCAAGGTCAAGTCCTTCAATTTTGACATTGACTTCGTCTTGGATTATCAAAGTGGCGTGTTTCATATTATAAATGTATTATTCTGTAAGTCCAGCCAATTTTGATATAGATTACGGGCAGGTTTTGTTAGTGTATAGTTTAGACATTTTTCCAATGATTCAATGGCTAGCCCATTACGTATATGTTCTAATTGTACTACATTCTCAGTGTGCTGTGCAACCATGACGGAATAATCAATTAACAGTTGAGCATACTTCTCAATGGTATCTGCTCCAGACTGATCTGTCATCTCTTTCCAAACATGTGGTCTATGGCATTTTTGAAATCGCGTGGCTGCCCATAATGCTGTATTAAAATCTTGTACCGTAATTGATATAAAACTGTGTTTTCTTAGAACATGATAATTAAGATCATGACTGGGTATACTGTTATAACATACAGCCATTTCATTGAGATACTGATCTTTTTCTTCGTCACTGCTAAATGTATGAGGCTTTTTAAGGCGTTGCCGTTTAATGTCATGGAACACTGTTTTGTTCTGAAAAATACAATCTAGTGGATCAATCAAGGCTGAAAGTAAATCACCACACGTGCCACCAGTATAACAAATAATTTTTAAAGTGTGGGTGTCCATGATTCTCCTTGGAATACAAACCAAAATTTTAAATTACCGTTAGTGGTATCGGGATTTTCAAGTTGGTTGTAATATCCATTTTGGTCAGGGCATTTGCGTGAAAAATCTATGTTATGCCACACTAATTTTAGGTTGCATTTTTCTTCTAAATCAAGTGCCCATTCTAAAAAATGTTTTTCCATGTCTGTGGTTAATCTATTGATGTTTACAATTTGTGTGTCACGAAAACTATAAAAAAATCTGCAACCTGGATTCATTACCTTGGTGTAATTAATACAATGCTCTGTGACGTTTTCTAACTCAGTCCATATATCTGCACGATTATTAACCACAGCAAAATTATCAGCGCGGAAAGGTAAAACAGTTGCTAGTTCTTTTCTATCTTTACAAATGTATGCATCGGGATAAAAGGTCTTGACTACAGGATGCATCTCAACTACTTTAACCTCGGGATAAATGTCTGAAATGTAATACCCGGCACTCCCAAAAAATACAGTGATACCCGGTTGACAGTTTTTTATAATGCTATGATCATAGCTGTCAATAACAGCCTTGTCTGGATTTTTTCTATTTAACAACCAATACTGATGTTTGAGTCTACCTAATCGGTATCTTACATACTGAGTTTTCCAGTCAGTTCGTATATTGCTTTGATTAAAAAATTCAATTATTTTGGTCATATTTTCCTAATAAAAAAATGTCGATCAGGCACTGCCCACGTGAATGACTGGCCATAATCTAGAAAATCCAAACTCAAATCTAAAACATCATATTCATGTAGTTCCTTACGCAACCATTGTGTTATGGCCACAGTGAATTTGTCATCTAATGTAGTATCATGATAACTGTTGTCAATGTTAATATAATGACGATTTAGACAAAGATATAAGTTTGGACAACGATCTAACT